ATACCCACTTTGTAACAGCACTTTGTGAAATGGCAAAGAAGCAGACCCGCGTCAACTCGACCGAGAAATCAGTGGAGAATGAAAAGTACGCTTTCCGTTGTTTCCTTCTAAGACTTGGCTTTATCGGTCCAGAATACAAAACAGAACGAAAAATTCTCCTCTCCAAACTGTCGGGTAGCTCTGCCTTCAAAAGCGGAAGTTCCAAGCATGAGGAGGTGAGTGAATAATGAATATCATTCACCCAGAAATGCTAAAGCAACTTAGAAGTTATTACACTCCAGGAACTCGTGTCATGCTACTTAAGATGAATGACCCTTATACCAAGCTTCAGCCAGGAGATAAAGGTACGGTTACTAGTGTTGATGATATGGGAACTATCCACGTCAGTTGGGATTCAGGCAGTTCCCTTGGAGTGGTTTTTGGAGAGGATTTATGCAAGAAAATCGAAGAGTAAACATACACATTTTAAGCCCAATATGGCAGTAAATATGTAGATTTATATTGTAGAATTGTCTTGCTATATAAGCCTTTTAGAGTGATATATGTATATGCCGAAAGGACAAACACACTTTAAAAGGAGCGAGACACGATGTTAAGTGCAAAATTCGGGATTGAGATTGAATTTACCGGGATTACAAGGGAAAGGGCGGCTAGAGTCGCTGCAGAGTTTTTGCAAGGCCTTTACAGTGAAGGCGGGACTTACTACGACACCAAGAAGGTAAAAACTTCAGATGGTCGAGTGTGGAAGTTTATGTACGATGGGAGCATCAACTGCCAAAGAAAAGAAGGTAGAAGAAAAGTAGCTGCAGGTAGAGATTATAGCGTTGAGTTGGTTAGTCCAATCCTAACCTATCGTGAGGACATTGAAACTTTGCAGGAGCTAGTAAGAAAGCTTCGAAAGGCTGGAGCCTTTACAAACACTTCTTGTGGAATTCACATTCATTTAGATGGCTCCAACCATACACCAAGAAGCATCCGAAACTTTGTAAATATTATTGCAAGTAAAAACGATCTTTTTTATAAAGCACTACACATTGCACCAGAGCGAATGCGCTACTGCAAGAAGATGGATAGCATTTTAGTTGAGAAGATGAACCACAAAAAGCCAACGACCATGAGGCAGATTGAGGACATTTGGTACGAAGGCTACAGCGAAAGCAGGGGTACACATTACCACAATAGTAGATACCATTTCCTTAATCTACATAGCTTTTTTACTGGGAATCATACGGTTGAGCTTAGAGGCTTTAATAGCGAGCTGCACGCAGGCAAGATCAGAAGCTACATTGTTCTTGCCTTAGCTTTAAACAACCAAGCTTTAACGCAAAAATTTGCCTCTGCGAAGAAGCCTCAAGTAGAAAATGAAAAGTTTGCCATGAGAACCTACCTAAACCGTATTGGGTTTATAGGAGAAGAGTTCAAAAACTGCAGAGAGCATTTAACAGCAGCACTTTCAGGTTCTGCAGCTTGGCGGTTTCGGGCGGCCTGAGCTGCCCTAAGGTCCTAAGGTAGGAAGGAGGAAAACAATGAGTAACAAACTATATCTTGCCTATGGTTCTAATCTTAATCTGGAGCAAATGGCAAACAGATGCCCCACAGCCAAGGTAGTTGGGGCAAGTAAAATAAAAGGTTATCGGCTGCTTTTTAGAGGATCACATGCGGGAGCAGTGGCAACCATAGAGCCTTTCAAAGGCGAAAGCGTTCCAGTGTTAGTCTGGGATATCACACCGGCAGATGAAGCGGCTCTTGACCGCTATGAAGGATGGCCATTTTTATATCGTAAAGAAACCATTAAAGTGAGATTGAATGGTAAAACTGTGCAGGCTATGGTCTACATCATGAATGAAGGAAGGCCATTAGGCCAGCCAAGCTGTTATTATTACAGCACCATTCTAGATGGCTATAAAAGTGCAGGTTTTGATATAGAGATTCTGCGTAAGGCGGTAGCGGATTCTTTTGAGGAGGATAATGAATGAACCAAACCATAAAAAAACAAATACTTGCCATTCGAGATTCAGGTGAAACAAATATGTTTGATATCCCGATTGTGACTAGCATTGCTTTAAGAGAAGGCTATAGTAAGCTAGTAGATTACCTTGAAAAGAATAAAGAAGCATATGTCCATTTTATTCTGACAGGGGAAGACAAAACAAAATAAAATAGCCTAATCAACTATATAAAATATTAAGGAACTCTTAGGGGGTTCCTTTTTTCGTATCCATAAGGAGGTGGCGGCTATACGTAAACTAAAAAAATATAAGCCGACCATCTTTAAGGCGGATGGTGCGGTATATGATAAGGACGCTGCAGATAATGCGGTGTCTTTTATTAATTGCTTAAAGCATACCAAGGGAGAATGGTATGGGCAGCCATTTGAATTGATAGACTGGCAGGAACAGATTATCCGCGATGTGTTTGGAATTTTAAAGCCCAATGGCTACCGTCAATTTAATACTGCATATATAGAAATTGCTAAAAAGCAAGGAAAATCTGAACTTGCAGCAGCGGTTGCCTTACTGCTTACTTGTGGCGATTTTGAGCATGGCGGTGAAGTATATGGATGTGCATCTGACAGACAGCAAGCTTCCATTGTTTTTGATGTAGCAGTGGATATGGTAGAACAATGTCCAGCTCTGAAAGCAAGAATTAAACCGGTACTATCGCAAAAACGACTTGTTTATAAACCTCTAGGTAGTTTCTATCAAGTTTTATCTGCAGAGGCATATACCAAGCATGGACTAAATGTGCATGGTGTGGTATTTGACGAACTTCATGCTCAGCCAAATAGACAGCTTTACGATGTCATGACTCATGGCTCTGGTGATGCAAGAAAGCAGCCACTGTATTTCTTAATTACGACTGCCGGAAATGATACACACTCCATTTGTTACGAGGTGCATCAAAAGGCTAAAGACATCCTTGAAGGGCGAAAGGTTGACCCTACATTTTATCCAGTTATTTATGGTGCTGATGAGAATGATGACTGGACCGATCCAAAGGTGTGGGCGAAAGCCAACCCCTCAATGGGCATTACCGTTGACATAGAAAAGATTCATATTGCTTGTGAAAGTGCAAAGCAAAATCCAGCAGAAGAGAACCTGTTTAGACAACTCCGTTTAAATCAATGGGTTAAACAGTCGGTACGCTGGATGCCTATGGAAAAGTGGGATAAATGTGCATTTACTATAAACCCAGAAAGCCTTGTAGGGCGTGCATGCTATGGTGGTTTGGACTTATCTTCTACCACTGACATTACAGCATTTGTTCTTATCTTCCCGCCTGAGTATGAGGGAGATAAATATATCATCCTTCCCTATTTCTGGATTCCGGAAGATAATCTGGATCAAAGGGTAAAGCGTGATCATGTACCTTATGACGTATGGGAGAAACAGGGGTTTTTACACACCACTGAAGGAAATGTGGTGCATTATGGTTACATTGAAAGTTTTATTGAAGAACTTGGTATGAAATATAACATCCGAGAAATAGCCTTTGACCGTTGGGGAGCTGTGCAAATGACTCAGAACCTAGAAAACCTAGGATTTACGGTAGTTCCTTTTGGTCAGGGATTTAAAGATATGAGTCCACCTACAAAGGAATTAATGAAGCTTACCTTAGAGGAGAAACTGGCCCATGGTGGACATCCGGTTTTGCGATGGATGATGGATAATATCTTTATACGTACTGATCCTGCTGGGAATATCAAGCCTGATAAAGAAAAATCAACTGAAAGAATTGATGGAGCTGTGGCTACCATTATGGCTCTTGACCGAGCAATCCGCAAAGGTGGATCAGGAAATTCTGTTTATGACGGTCGAGGGCTTCTTATTTTGTAGCAAAGGAGAGTGATGCAGATGGGATTGTTTTCGAATATTTTCAAAGCACGCGATAAACCTCAGAACCGAACCATAGGGAGCAATTACAGTTTCTTTTTTGGTGGTACAACAAGCGGTAAACCAGTAAACGAGCATACAGCAATGCAAATGACTGCGGTCTATTCTTGCGTAAGAATACTAGCAGAAGCTGTGGCAGGACTTCCCCTTCACTTATATAAACACACTGATAGCGGTGGTAAGGAGAAAGCACTTTCTCATCCACTGTATTTTTTATTACATGATGAGCCAAATCCAGAGATGAGTTCTTTCGTTTTCCGAGAAACGTTAATGACTCATCTTTTATTATGGGGTAATGCCTATGCACAAATTATTCGAAATGGCAAAGGCGAAGTCATAGCACTATATCCGTTAATGCCTAATCGAATGTCGGTGGATCGAGATTCCAGCGGCTCTTTATATTATACCTATACCAGATATTCCGATGAAGCACCTACGATGAATGGTATGACGGTGATACTTAGACCAAGTGATGTATTTCATATTCCTGGCTTAGGCTTTGATGGACTAGTGGGTTATTCTCCGATTGCAATGGCTAAGAATGCCATAGGTATGGCCATAGCTTGTGAGGAATATGGAGCTAAATTCTTCGCTAACGGAGCTGCTCCAGGAGGGGTTCTTGAGCATCCAGGTACCATTAAAGACCCTCAAAAAGTAAGGGATAGTTGGAATGCAGCCTATCAGGGAAGCAGCAATTCTCATCGTGTAGCGGTGCTTGAGGAAGGGATGAAGTATCAGCCTATTGGTATCTCACCAGAACAAGCTCAGTTCTTAGAAACAAGAAAGTTTCAGATTAATGAAATCGCTCGAATTTTCCGCGTACCTCCACATATGGTTGGAGACTTGGAAAAATCGAGCTTTTCTAATATTGAGCAACAGTCACTTGAATTTGTGAAATACACTTTAGACCCTTGGGTTATTCGTTGGGAGCAGACCATCAGCCGAGCACTATTAAGGCCAGATGAAAAGAAACTTTATTTTGCCAAGTTCAATGTAGATGGACTGCTTCGAGGTGATTATGTTTCTCGGATGAATGGGTATGCAACCGCGAGACAGAATGGCTGGATGAGTGCCAATGATATTAGGGAGCTTGAGAACCTTGATCGAATCCCACCAGAGCTTGGAGGAGATTTATATCTAATCAATGGCAATATGACCAAACTTGAAGATGCGGGCATATTCGCAAATAAAGAAGGATTGGAGGAAAAACCTGAATGAAGAAATTTTGGAATTGGGTTCGCGACACAGATACAGCGACACGAACCCTCTATCTAAACGGTGCAATTGCCGAGGAGAGTTGGTTTGAGGATGATGTTACTCCAGCTGCTTTTAGAGAAGAGCTAATGAGCGGTGAAGGTGACATAGTAGTTTGGATCAACTCTCCTGGTGGTGATTGTATTGCAGCATCTCAGATATACAACATGCTGATGGATTATAAAGGGAACGTCACTGTAAAGATTGACGGTATTGCTGCATCAGCTGCTTCTGTCATCGCTATGGCAGGGACGGAAGTCTTAATGTCTCCTACCTCACTGATGATGATCCATAATC